TATCTTCATTAGCTTTATTAGGTACCAATTTTTGCTTTGGTATATGGTTTAATTCTGCTAAATCTCCTCCTCTGGTTTGTATAACCTCAAAAGATGCCTCACCAAACAAAATAAAATCTGAAACAATCCTATGTAAGCTTTTAGGCTTTAGTATTTGCTTTAGTTTTAACCAATCCTCAACACGCAAACCAGCGTTATGCGCTCCAATACCTTTTCCATATAACATATCTGTATATGAATTAATTATTGCTGCGTTTGTTGGTGAGCCGTTTTTTCTATCTATGATATATTGATAAAACCAATTCTTTCTGCCATTTAAAACCCATTCAGCAGAACGTGATTCTATAACCTGTGGCCTAACGTAATTGCTAAGGCTTATCAATTTAATATCTGTTCCTGTATCTTTAGCCATAAATGTAAGTGCTATCTGTTAACTTATATGATTCTGGTGTTTGTGTTGTAGCTATCAATTTACCTCGATATATTACATCTGTACCATCTGTTATTTTAATTTGAAACTTTTGATTATCTGTAAACGTATAATCATAAACTATTCTTGCATTTCCATTTACTATTGTATATGTATTTGCTACTGTAACCGTTTCTTGTGATGCTTCATTAAACAAATATAACACTAATGCGTTTCCTGTTTTGAATCTTGGAATGAACGTTGTTGTATGTGTTGCATCGTTTGGATTAACTACTTTCATATAATATAAACTATTTATTTAGTTTTTTGTTATAAAAAAAGCACCTCCATCTCTGAAAGTGCTTTAATATAGTTAGTTAAAACTTATGCTACTAATGCTTCTAAAGCTGTAATTGTTGCTGCATCTAACTTTGGTGATAAACTTCCCTCTGTTGATGTTCCTGTAACTGTGTAACCATTTAAATCTGTATATGCTCCTCCTGTTTGAGCATTGATACTCCAATTTAAACCCTCTGAAATTCCAAGTGCGTGATACACTCCATTTCTATCACGTATAACTGCTTGTGCATCTCCATAAGCTAATAAATTAAACTCTGCTGATGTTGCTGCATCTTGTTTTCTTAAAGTCATTACTACGGTTTGAGTATTTACAGTTACTCCTGTATCTACATCCGAAATCATATCTTCAACCAATGTATTTAAAGTTCCCTCAATTTCATATTCATAAACTGCTGTTATTAGAACATTAATCGCTGTTGCTTCTCCTGCTAAAATCGTGAATGGATCTTCTTGATAATTGAATAAAAATAGTTTTGAATTTCCACCAAGATTCTGCTTACATTCTTTTGCTCTTCCTTTGGTAATATCGCACGCCATAATATTTATATTGTTTTTATGTTAAATGCAGGAAGTTTTACCTCCCTGCTCTAACGTTATTAATTATGACTAAGCTGTGGTCGTTAACAACCATACAATCTCGTTACTGTTGTAATAACCCATTCCACCGTTATAAACGATTTTACCTCTTACATTTCCTGTTAACAATCCAATTTCATCTTCATCTACCAAAGAAACTTGGTTAAAATCTGCTTGTAGTCCTGTTGCCATTACTAAGTTCTTTTTCTCTGCACAAATAATTGTATTATCTGGTAAACCATTAATCTCAATTAAGTTATACTTTCCAAATTTAGCCATTTTATCATCTGCTGTTCCGTTCCAAGCAATACCCTTAGATATTAAATAGAATGTATAAGCTTGAAATACATTAGAAGATACTAATACTTGTACTTCTTTACGTCTTAATGCTGTTGGAATAGCGTTTAAAGCTATTTTTAAGTTTGCTTCTACGTTTGCTTCTGTTGTAGCTGCTCCAATCGCTGTAATACCATTGTTAGCTTTTATAACTGCACCATCTGCTGTAAACTGTGGAATAAAACCATCACCAATTTCACCTGCTGTTGCGTTTAAACCGTTCCAAATATCATCATCAACTTTAGCTGCTTGTGAAGCTAACATTTCAACCTGAATAGCCTCCATAATATCTGCTGGTGCATTCGGATTTGATGCAGATGCACCCATTGTTGGTTCTGACCAAGTTTGTCTAAAATCTTCTTTACAAACATCAAAATCATTCTTTACTTTCTTAGGTGTAATTACTTTTTCTGATAAAGTAATTGTTCCTGCTGGTACGTGACCACAAGTATAATCAACCGTTCCATCTGCATAAGCAATTTTTCTAAGGTTGAATTTGTAATTTACATTTTCTGCTAAAGTTAATACTCCAAGCCTTAATGTATCTGCTTCTTTAAAAGCTGCTCCGATAATCTCACCTGCTGCTGTTCCAGCATAATTTGAGGAAACGTTAACAGTTGTCGCTAATCCTATTTTTGTTGACATAATTTAATTTTTGTTATTTCGTATTTTGTTTAATAATCTTCCTTTACTCGTTAATTCTACTTGTGCAACTTGCTTTAATGGCTTCGCTGCTGGTGCTTTAGATAGTTCTATTACCTCCTTTTTAAGTTCTAATAATTCAGCTAATTGGCTTTCAATCGCTTTAAACTTTTCATCATTAGTTTCAGAATATTTAATCATAATAGATTTAATACTTTCCTGAACTTGGTTAATCACATTTCCAGCATCTTCTGATCCTGTATTTGGTGCTGCTTCTGCTTCTAATTCTTCAGCTTGCGCTTCCATAACTGAACCAATAACACCTTCTTCTGCTACGGTTAGAATCATTCCTGTTTCTAATTCGTACTCTGCAACAGGAACAGGTACTTTTGTACCATCTTCTGCTTCAATCCAAATAGCTCCACCAACTTCTGCTGTTTCACCATCGAACATAAAAGCAAACTGTCCATCTGCACTTTTAACGCTTCCTAACTTTACTTCAACCTCTGCATCAGCAACAACTTCTTTTTCCTTTAAGTTTAGCTTTATCATTAGGTCATCCGTAAACTCTTTGAAAGTTTCTTTGAACTCTGACATATTTATATTTGATTTTAAATTTACTTGTTTTAATTTAATCATTGCATCAATACTGAAACCTGTAAAAGTTCCTGCTAATGCCTTTTCATAAATTTCTTTGTTATCACATTTCGCAACACTTATCCAATCACCTTTCTTTGGTGATAAACCTAATGCTAAAGAAGTATCATTCTTTTCATCTCTAACTATCCAATTCTCAACAAATGAAATACCTGCTATTTTAGATTGCTCATCGTGTTCTTCTGTGGAATTGTTATTGAACTTGTTTTTAGTAAATGCGTAACATAGTCTTTTAACTGTATCAGCAGTAAAAAACATTTCAAACTCTTCTCCATCTTGATTTCTGTAAACAGGCTTATCTGGTGATAAAACCAAACCTGCTAAAATATATTCCTTTTCATCTACTGCTGCAAACTGAATTATATTCTCTTGCTTATTTAAAGCGATAAAAGTTGATTCCATTGCTGGATCTTGTACTAATGATATTCCAAAAACACCATCTACTTCACTTTCATCAAAAACTGCTTCGTACGTTTTCATATTATTTAAACTATTTTATTTTGTTGTTGTTACATTTTTGTTAAAAACTTGCGTTCTCTTCTATGTTTCTATCTAATGATTGTGCAGTAGTTACTTCACTTGAAACAACGAATGCTCTAAGTGGTGTTGGCTGTTGTGATATACCCTCTGCTATTTGGTTTGTGCCTGAACCTGCTACTAAGTTAAATGATGGTGCTGATGGCGTGCCTCCTCCTGTGCTTGTACTTGCTCTTGCTCCTTTTCCTGTTGGGTCTGTACTTAATATCTTTTGTATTTGTAAAGCACTAAACGCTCCTGCTAATCCTGCTTGAACAAATGGATATGCTGGAAAAACAGTTGTTACAGGTGATTTAGATGCGGTTGTAAATGCATTTTGTACACCTTCAATTCCTGATATTGTTGCTTGTGCTACTGCTAAAGATTTACCTATCGCAGAACCCTCTTTTGCTACTGATGCAATTAAACCTATTGTTTTATTAGCAATTTCAAATTTAGCATCTTGTACCGCTTGGTTTAATGCTATTTCTTTTTCTGCTTCTATTTTGTTTGCTTTCTCGAAATCAGCCGCTGCTTTTTCATCTTCTGCTTTCTTCTTTTCTCTTGCTAATTTTTCTTCTTCATCGTATCTATCGTTAACCTCTTTTAAAGCTGCTCTTTGTGCTTCTTCAAGTATTAAAGTATCTTCTCCATATATTTCAGCTTGTTCTATTAAATTAAAATACTTTTCTCTTACTGCAATAACCTCTTGTTCTTCTTTAGATAATTTACTTATAAAAAATTCATTTTCTGCATCTTCTATTTGTTGCAATAAAGCTAATCGTTCTGCTCCCTCTTGCTCTAAAGTTTTTGTTCCTGAATCTGATGTTGTGGTCGGTTTTGTTGCTTCTGTTGGATTCTGTAAATCAAATAATTTTATATCTAAATCAACTTGCTTTCCTTTTGCTTGAAGTATTAAATCTTGTGTTTCTTTATATTTTGCCAATGCCTCAACTTGTCCATCTAAAATAAACTTGTCTCCACTACCTGCTGAAAACGTATTTAAAACAGTCTTTAATATTTTTTCTCTTGTGTTTAATTCTAAAGCTGATGTTCTTAGTTTTTCATTCTGTAACATTAAACCATCAATCTCTGCTTGGTTCTGTTCTCTTATCTGTTTAACTAATTCAATTCTTTGCTTTTGTAAAGCCTCATTTCCTTTGCCAAGTTTTTCATTTAACTTTATCTGCTTATCAATTAAATCAACCCTTATCTGTAATGCTTTTTGTGCTTCAATAGATAAATCTATTTGCTCTTGTAGTTTTCTATTTACTCCACTTATAGCATCTTTTATTTCATCCCAATATGCAACAACCAAACCAAGCGCAACAACTAAAGCTCCAATACCTGTTGCTATTAATGCTTTGCCTGTTCCTTTTAATGATATGTTAAATAATTTAGTTGCTTCGTAAGCATCTCGCATTCTTGTAGCAAGTCCACCTGTTAAACTATCAAGTATTGCAATAGCTCCACCATTTTCACCAACATCTTTTAATCCTGTCTTGGTTTTTTCGGCTTCTCTATCAACACTTTCTAAACTTTTTTCAAGCTTATTTGTTTCTGCTATCGCTTGTGATGCATCCGCTTCTATTATAATTTTTTTCGTAATAGCCATTGTCTTTTTATTTTGCGTTTAACATCATACCATTTTAAAGTATATTCGTGTTTACCTTTAGCAAGTTCTACATACTCACCA